CTCCTTTATTATATGATCTAATTCCATATACAAATGTAGGTTCAATATTTGCACCACACCATTCTTGGTGAATTGGTTTTAGTTGTTCGTGAATTATTTTTCTAATGGATGGAAATGTATCTAAAGACATAATTTCACTAACTACACCATCACCCTTAATGATGTTTTCTTTACCTTCAAATTTTTCTTCACGTATAGTAGATTTTAAAATTTCATATGCCTCTCTAATAATATTCCATGTTTCTTCAGGAACTTTTACTACTTTAAATCCTGTAGGTGTTAAACGAGGTAATTCTGATGGGGTTGAAAATTTGAGTTTGGTTTCGTCCATGTTTTGTTTAAAATATTCTGTTGCTAATTTTGAATCTTCTGTGGAGTTAAATTTGTTTTCTCTAAACCATTTAGTAATAATAATTTTTTTACCTTTAATTACAGGTAAACCAGCGTGGGATGAATCTGGATATACCTTACCAGTCCCATCTGAGTTTTTCCAAACCACAGCTGTTCCTTTTGTTGGTTCAAAACGTTTATTATCTAAACGAATAAATTCAGTTTCTCCTCCTTCTTCTACATCATTTAAGTAAATCATAAAAGTCCAAGTCCTCTGTCCACTGGATAAGCAATGATTAGTATATCCATCCCCAACAAAATAATCATGATGGTGGCGGAATTCCTGTCCTACTTGATATATTTGACCTTGAGTGGGTTCGGAATACTCTAAGGAGATATTTAACTCATCATACATTCTTTGATTAATAGTATTTACTATTTCATCACTATCCATTAAGTTGGAGGTACTACTAGTACGACCTTCATTATATGTTGATGATACATTTCCACTACCCGCTACACTTGAACGTGTATTATTAGCTTCAATTAGAGAGCATAAATAATCACATTCTTCATCAGTTAAAAAATTAGGGATTGTAAATATTTCTAAATCACCGTTATGTTCAATATAATTTCTATTGTTTTGCATTTTTTAATTCTTCATCGGTGAAAAATTGTCTTAAATTAGGAGCAAAATATGATAGCGATTTCTGTACTTTACGATCTTCTGAACGATATACTACAAATTTATCACCACGTTTTTCAAAATGACAAGGGCGTTGCGAAGCAGCAGTTCTAAATTTAGCCGTTGCATCAGCTTCTTCTTCTGTAGCACATGATTTAGATAAATTAGATTCTTGTACTTCATTATATGCAGCTAGGAATTTATCTTTTAAACCAAATGCCATAATACCTGCTGATAACACGTACATAATATCACAGAACGCATCTAATACTTCTACGATGTCTCCATCTTCAGCTGCTTCTTTATATTCATCTAATTCTTCTTGGATGAAGTTATAGATAAAATCACGTTCCATTTTTTCAGGAATGGTAGGTATTTTGTTATTTAGTTTACCAAATAACTTATTGAATGTTTCTACTTCAGTAATGAAGTGTAATCGATCATTATCGATCATTTTTGCAATAACTCCGTCTTGATAATTTTCCATTAAATATATGCTTGTAGGTTAAATTTTAACATTTCTAATACTTCTTGTTTAGCTGTTTTTTGGTGGTCAGCAAATACACCTGATACTTCAGACGTCATCATACTAGCACCCATATGCTTAACTCCGCGACATGATACACAGTTGTGAGTTGCATGCATCATTACCATAATACCTTCATTACCTTCAATTAATTTATCCATAGCATTATGAATAGCCATAGTTAATTGCTCTTGAATAGCACCTCTACGTGAGAAATGCTCAACTACACGATTTAATTTTGATAATCCGATTACCTTACTTTCAGGACCAGGTACATATGCAATATGGCATTTACCTAAGATTGCTTGGTGGTGGTGAGAACACATTGAGATTACTGGAATATCGCGCTCTAATACAATACCATTATAACCGTCTGATGGGAATGCTGTAACATCACCTAATACTTCATAACGACCTCTCCATAAATCATTAACGTATGCTTTAGCAACACGTTTTGGAGTGTTAGATGAATTAGGATCATTACGCCAATCAACACCTAATGCGTCTAAGAAATTACCATATGCAACAGTTGCATTATCGATAATGGTTTGTTTTTCTTCTACGGTTAGAGAGCGCTCTTTACCTTCGGTTTCAATGATTTGTTGTAAATGGAGTGAGATACCATTTGCATTACCTGAATTGGTAATTTCTAAATTGCTAATTTCGCACATAACTTGTTGTTTAAATTTATAACTGAATTTAATTAGGAAAGACTTGATTGACAAGTCCTTCCATTTATAATATTTTATTAGGTATTATTCTATACCTGCAATTTTATTCCAACGATATTCAATTTCACTCATTGGTTCCATTGAATCTTCTACTGCATTCATTCCTGAAGTAGCAGCGCTATCTTCCTTAGTACCAACAATTTCATCGTATTGATCCATTTGTGCGATATCTCCATCAGCACATAATTCGATTAATTTTTCAGCTACATCATGTAACTTCATATCATCAGTTGCATCTTCGCGGGCAAATTCTAATAAACGTATAAATAATGGTACATCAACTGAGATGACATCCATTTTGTTTTCTTCTTGTTCTTGATCTTCCATATTGTTATTTAATATAAATATAGTAGAGAAATAAATTAATTACAAATTTAATTTAGAACCTATAGTGAAGAAGAATGTTGGTTTATCAAATGTAGATGGTATGTTTGATTTAATGTTAAAGTTAATTCGGAAACGTTTAGATAACGGAATATCGAATGAATTTCCTAACATAACGTTGAAATTTTTATTTATTTTCATTAGTGGGTCACTCGTAATATAAGATGTCGGAGAATAAAGTAAAAACACCTCAGGTGTAAATTTAACTTTAGTTTTTGTTTCTAATGGTCTCATATAAAAACCAGTTAATGAAGGACCATACATTTGATCTCCTGAACCTAAAAATCCAGCAATTAATGACACGTTATAACCAGTAACACCTTTTTTACCTAATAATTTAATATATGTGTAACCTCCAAATGTTAAATGGTCTGTAAATGTAGTTGCGTATGTTAATGAATAATTTCGAACATGACTAACAGCACCATTTGTAGTATACATTTTAGTATATTTACCTGTTAATGCTAATTGTTTGAAATTTAAATGAATCATTGAAGTAGCACCCCAAGATTCGTTACCCATCAATGAAGCTTTTGATGCTGATATACCTAATACAGGAGTAAATGTATTATCTGCATTTTGCATTGCTGCTAAATCTCCTTGAATTACTAATGGGTTTGTTGTATTTACTACTTTAGCTTTCTTTTCTTCTTTCTTACTATCAGATTTCTTTTCTTCTTTTTTACTTTCACTTTTAGCATCATCTTTCTTTTCTTCCTTACTTTCGGATTTAGACTCTGATTTACTTTCTTCTTTGGATTCCGACTTAGATTCGCTTTTACTTTCGGATTTTGCTTCAGACTTTGCCTCAGATTTAGCTTCTGCTTTAGCTTCCGCTTTAGCTCCTCCCGAGGATCCCCCGCCACCTCCACCTGCTCCTCCACCTCCACCACTTGGGGCAGCTCCACCACTTGGTGCTGAACTACCCGCTGATGATGCGCTTGAACTCGCTGTAGATGATGCACTCGATGATGCGCTACTTGATGCTGTGTTTGATGCAGTGCTAGATGCTGTACTAGCAGCGGCACCGGCTGCAGTATTAGATGCTGTAGATGAAGCTGTTGATGCAGCCGTACTTGCTGCTGTAGAAGCAGCAGTTGAAGCTGCTGTATTAGCAGCGGTTGATGCAGCAGTTTGTGCTGCTGTTTGGGCTGCTGTTTGAGCCGCAGTCTGGGCAGCTGTCTGTGCTGCAACTTGTGCTGCTGCTTGAGCTACTACTGCTGAAATTGTATTTGAAATTGTTTGGGTTTGAGTTTGGGCAACTACTTCTTGTGCTTTACACACATATGCTTTCATTTGCTCATTTACCCATAATTGTACCTCACCTTTAGCTGCTTCTTCATATGAAAATGAACGAGCAGAACTACGATATACAATCAATACAGAACCCCCGATCGGAACAGTATATAATACCATCTGTTTCGAACAGGGGTCAAAGTATGCGTTGGTAAGTACTTGTGCCTTACTTAAAAATGAAACGATTAAAAGTAAGAATACAAGTACATACTTCACTTATTACGCTCCTATTGCTTTACTAAATCCATTAGGACAAGTTCTAGTACATACTAAAGATGCAACAACTGGTGCTACTGCCGCTCCGATTGCAATACCAACTCCTGCTGGAGTAGCCCACAATGCAGCGGAATCTAAACTATAATAGATACAATTTGAACATACATTTTTCAATAATTGTGGATCAACACTTCCACCAACACCAGGTATTGATAAAAACCCATCTGCCACTATTGAACCCATTGCTGTTGCTACTACTGATTTAGCTGCCATATCTGCCGTATAAAGAACCGGTGTAGCCATCAAAGATAATGTAGTTGAAGTTGCAGCTCCTGCTGGTTGTGCTGGAGTAAAGGCCGCAACACAACCCATAGAGATTGCCGCAGTTATTCCAATTGTACAAGCATTTGCATCAGCCCAATTATATGCAGCTACTGCACCTGCTGCTACTATTTCAACACCCGCAACAATTTGTTGTTCAGCTTGTTTAGATAATTGAACAAATTCGTTTTGAGTTACATCAAATCCTACCTTTGCAAATTCTTCGGTAGTACTTGCAATAGTACAAGCTGCACTTTCTACTCTGTGTGCACTATCGGTAGCAAATGCTACTGAATAGTTGTATGCATCTTCTACACTACCTATTGCAG